AAGGGAGTGGAGGTTTGGTCGACCACAAAGAATTCTTTACTCCTTTGAAATTATGATAGTATGGGCACTATTTGATAGTGGGAACGGATGTTATAAGCGTTCTGCACAAAAGTTTGAAGATATAGAAATATACAGCATAGGTTTGGATATTGAAAATAAGAATGACCATTTTATTCATCTGAATTTAGCGGACTATTCTTATATGTTTAATGATAATAAATTATTCAAAGTTTTAGACAAATTACCAAAGCCAGATTTAATCATTGCAAGCCCACCATGTGAAAGCTGGTCAGTAGCTAGTGCAATGAAAAATGGTAATGCTTGTTGGAAAAGAGAAGATGTAACAGATAATTTATTTGCACCACAGATATTACCAAGCCCGTTTACTATAAGAACCACAATAGATTACGAAGATACTAATTATGTTTATGAAAGGCAATTTTTAAAAAGAGTGAATGGAGAGTTAACGGTTTTTAATACTATAAAAATTATAAAAAAGTACCAACCAAAATATTTCATCATTGAGAACCCCGCTAGTGGCAAAATTTGGGAATATATCGAAGATGTCTTGAATTTTAAACTGCCATTTAAAAATTTAACCAGGTATAACAATTATGATTATCCATTACAGAAGCCCACGAAATTTGCTAGTAATATCCATTTGGGATTGAAAAATAAAGTTATTAAACAAGAAATTGCTTGGGGGAATTTTTCCAAAAGCTATAATGAACGATCAAATATTCCAGAAAAATTAGTGGATGACATATTTAAAAAGGTTCTAGAGAAAAAATAAATAGAAAGGAGTGGAGTTTGCGGCCGCATAAAAAGCTTTTTGCTCCTTTAAAAACGATGAAACTAACAACAGAAAAAATAAATGAATTGCTAGATGTTGATGATGCCTACAAAGCGCCAGAAGCGCTCATGAATATATTACTAAGTCGCGATAAACGAGAAATCGTGTTTAACAAATTTTTAGAAATAGAAAAAGATTTAACTTTCGATTGGTTTCACGAATATTTTCAAGACGAACATGCTGATCGGAAAGTTAAGAAGCAAGATTTTACGCCAAATTCAATTGGGGAAGTGATTGCAAAAATCGTAGGGCCTGGAAGTGGGTTGACACATGAAGTAGCTTCTGGGACAGGTGGAATGATCATACAAAAATGGCGAGCAGACAGACTATCTATTGGTTTTTTTGAATATAAACCATCAATGACTTTTTACGATTTAGAGGAGTTATCTGATAGAACCATTCCGTTCCTGCTGTTCAATCTTGCTATTCGTGGGATGAATGCCACCGTAGTCCACGGTGATTCGCTAGACAGAAAAATAAAACAGATTTACTTTTTACAAAATTCAAAAGATGATTCGTTGGCTTTTAGCGATGTAAATGTTATGCCGCACAGCGATGTGGTCACAAGAGAGTTTCAAGTCAGAGAATGGCTGGAAGAAGCTATTGATCACATCGAAAGTCCCAGCGTGTTAGGAGGAGAAAACGAATGAGCAAACGTCCCAGACTTTTTGCTGGCTATTTTTTAGAATGGATTGAAACTTACAAAGTCGGTGCAATTAGAGATATCTCAGTTAGTAAATATTATATAGCCCACAAACACCTTACTGAAATTTGCCCTGATTTAACGATAGATAAATTAGATAGAAAGGCTTATCAAAGCATCCTTAATGAATACGCTCTGACACATGAGCGGCAGACAACAATGGATTTTCATCACCAAATTGGCAGCTGTGTAAGAGATATGTATCACGAAGGACTAATTAAACGTGATCCAACCTACAAAGCGATTATCAAAGGAATACCGCCGAGACCAAAAAAGAAAAAATTCCTGCAAAAAGGCGAACTACAAAAGCTGTTGAGATCACTAGAACTTGGCGAAGGGATAAATATGGATTGGTTCATTTTACTGGTTGCAAAAACAGGAATGCGCTTTGCGGAAGCCATTGCGTTAACACCAGCTGATTTTGATTGGACCAGAAATACCGTCAGCATTAATAAAACATTGAACTACAAAAATTCTACAATGTTTTTTCAGGATACGAAAAACAAAAGTTCTGTTAGAACGATAAGCATCGATTGGCAAATAGTTGGTCAGTTTAAACCGCTCATTGAAAATTTACCTCAAGATGAATTGATTTTTGTAAATCGAGATGAAAAGACAGGCAAATATAAACGAATTTTCAATTCAACATACAATTCCCACCTGATCAGAAAATGCAAAGAATCAGGAATCACTGTCATCACAATGCACGGACTTAGACATACACATGCAAGTATTTTACTCGCTGACGGGGTGTCAACTCATAGCATAGCTAAACGTCTAGGTCATTCAAGCGTGACTACTACTCAAGAAACATACATGCATATCATTGATGAATTGCAGAGTAAAGATGATGAAAAGATTCTTGGTGCATTGATGCAACTTTCCTAGTGTGGTGATTTCATGTATAGAAAATGGACAGAAGACGAACTAGTGTATTTAGAGTATTTCGTTTTTGAAAACGATACTCAGCTAATTGAAGCTTCTAAGTACTTGAATAGAAGCATCAATGCGATTAGAAAAAAATTGTGCAAAATGCGAAAAGAAGATAATTTTAGATGCTACATGCACCGTCTATGGTCTGAAAAAGAGGATGAGTTCTTAAAAAAGCACTATTTATCTATGAAAAATAAGTATATAGCTGATAGGTTAAATCGTACAGTTGGAGCTGTTGAGTTTAGGGCTAAAAAATTAGGGCTGACAAAGCACAAGAAGATTAAAGAGCTAGATACAGAAATCCGACGTTTGATTGACGAAGATTACTACCTCAGCCAAATATGCACAAAATTAAACATTAAGATGTCGTCTCTAATCGCACATTGCCAACGTGAAAAAATCCCTTATAAAAAAATGCCTAGAACTGAGTATAAAAACTATGGTAACCACGTTTGGAATGTGCAAGATAAAGTGAGATTCCAAGAATATTTAAGCAAACAAGAGTTGAAAGCGAGTGAAGAAAATGATTCCAAAGTTTAGAGCATATTCAGTAAAAGAAAACATAATGTATTATCCTGATGAAGATAAAAATGTAGAATGGACTATTGATGATGATACAGGATTTATAGCGCCTCTTATCAATCTAGGAAATGGCATGTGGGGAATGATTGATAAGTATGTTCTCATGCAATCAACAGGCTTGAAAGACAAGAACGGCGTTGAAAGTTTTGAGGGTGATATTGGCTGGGATGACCATCAAGAAGTGCACGGACAAGTAATTTTTGAAAATGGTGCATTTAAATATGAGTGGGAAAATATATCTGAGGATTTATTTGAAGCTACCGACGATATTGAGATTGTTGGTAATATCTACGAGAATAGTGAGTTATTGGAGGGATCGGAATGAGTTATGAAGTAACGTATGACGAGAACGTCAGCAATAATGTGCAACAAAAGAATATTGTATTCAATGGTAGGCATTTATACAAGGTTCATCTTGAAAAAGAAGCCTATTGTAAAAATGGGGAGACGGGTGTTGATTACACATTAGACATTAAATGTGATGAAACTGGCGTCAATGTACAAGCGGTGTTACCACACGAGGTCCTTTATGAATTAAATAAAATGATAGGCGACAGTCTGAAATTTTAGGAGGAACAGCGATGAATAAACCAGTAATAGTATTAAGCGATGCTGATATTCAGAGTATCATCAACGGTCGTAAAGTAACTAAAGAAGTAAACGATGAACCAGTAGTAATACGCCAGAGTTATATCAAAGATTTGGCCGCCCCAATAGTAATTGACAGATACAATGTAAAGGACGAGATGCTTGAGAAGCAATTAAGGGATATAAGAGCAATAGCTCAAAGTCCTTTTATGGAGGGTTACAGATGAATAAACAAGAATTGATTGGTATTTTAGAAGGTTTAGAAGGTGATTCATTCATCGAAAAGTACAACGAAGGATATGATCAAGCAGTTCGTGACTGTTTGATTGCAGTGAAACAACTAGACGAACCGAAAAAAACTGTATTGCCCAAAAAGGCCGATGACTTTATCAAAGAAGGCGAAGGCCTAGGTTCTGATAAAGTTGATATTATTGATTCAGCAATTTCTTTCGCAAGAGCAATGCCAAATGATGAATTTTCTTTGTGGTTTAAGTCGAATAGAAATTTATTTGTTAATGCATTAGCTAACGGCTACGAAGTCGAGAAAGATCAATTGTATAAAGTAGTTATTGACCATAAATATTTAGTGCAACTTTTTAGTGGTAGAACTGATGCTAGACTTGTTGAGTATGAAGAACTAACAAATTGGCACGATTCAGCATATAAACTTACTGAATCAGTAATCAAATCAATTGACGAGCGATATTGGCCGTTTGCTGTGAAGGTAGAAGGTGAATAAATGAAACGCAACTGGAAAAGAGCAATAAATAAATTTAGTGGTATTGCATTAATGATTCTTGTAGCAAAAGCAACCGTGAGCCATTTCGTGTGTGGAAATGACATAACAAGCAGTGATCTCGTTTATTTCCTTTCATGCTCGTTTATTTTGGGATTAGGGCTATATTTAGGGGGTTCCAGCGTATGAGTTATCCAGAAGTTTTTATCTTAGGAAGGCAAGTTGATGGAGTGTATGTTGAGTACTTACATGGAGCAGAGCAAGCCGATTTATTTTTCGATTATACGATAGCTCGTGATGAAAGAAATCATATGAATAAAACCAATATGAAAGATGGCGAATGGAAAATTTTGAAATATGGTAGACCAATAACAGTATTAGGAGATGATGATTAGTTGCGGACATCAACATTTAACTATATCAAAGATATCTTAGGAGACTATTATAAAACCGATGACTATATTCGGCAACGCGAAGAAGAATTACGTTATCCATTTAGAGAAAGTGATTTGAACAGTGGCATTAAAGGATCACACGGAAATAATGAAGCTGCTGCCAATTTACTTATTACGATTGAACAAGACAGGCGGCTAGCAAGCTTAGAACGGAATAAACGCATCATTGACAAAGTGCTTAGTGAATCGTGTGAGGATACCATCACTATCATTCAAGAGCTTCATTTTAAAAAACGGCCTAGATTCACTATGCAAGGATTAATTGATCAAGGAAAAATATTTTGTAGTAGAAGAAAGGCCTTCGAATTACAAAGAATATTTTTTGAAGAAATCGCAAAAGAATTAAATTTAGATATATAATTTGCACTATTTGTGCACTATCGAGGTTATTTCACATGGTAAATTAGTAGTGTGAGAAGTGTAAGGAAATCAAAAATAAATATTATCTCGTTGCTAACACTGATCACACTATCACTCGCAAACTGATACGTTCTCTTAGAGGGGAGGTGAAGAGCCTTCTCTTTTTTTCTACAGGTTTGCAAGTGACAAATAGTTACTAGAGATGCAGTAACTACCTTACGCAAGGTAAAGCGTAGTAAGCGAGGCTAGGCGCGGTATTTTAGCCCAGCATCTGAAGATATGACACTAACCAGAACTCTGCGGCAGCTGCTTATGCACGAGAGCAATTCCTAAACTCATAGAGTAGCAGCTAGGTACGTTTAGGATAAACTTAATCAATTGTTTTTGCTGGTGTTTGATTGATTGGTCACTGTGGTGGAATATAGACCATACAAGGTGCAAATCCTTGCCAGTGACATAATCATTTTAGCCGTGAAAGTCTGCGAAAGCTACGTCCTGAAGGGAAAACATTCTGACGAGAGTGTGTAAAGGTTAATTTGATTTATTAGCAATTGCTAGAAGGTCGCTCCTTCTGGTTTGGCGTGTAGCATTGTGGTAATGCAACTTACTTCGTGTGAGATAAGATGCGGGTTCGAATCCTGTCACGCCAATAGGTAGCATAGCTACTTAAATAAAAAAATCGTCAATAAATGTTTCTTACTTTAACGATCGGTTCACCTCCTTTCAGAATTAGCCAGCCTGCGGAAACAGGATAAAGTGGCTAGCAACCTAGTATTGTTAAATAAGTGTTAGATTGGCTAGGCAGTCTAATATAAATCTTTAGACTACTCAATAAAAATGAGTGGTCTTTTTTTGTACGTAAAAAAACCACTAGATTATGGGTCTAGTGGCTAGGTAGCGTTAGTGTCAAAATTAAGATAGATTGTAATCTCTGAACTCAAGCTTTTAAAAAAGGAGTACTACCATATAAAGAGTATAACAGGTATTAATGTATCTGTCGCACATTTACATAAAATTAATTAGGAGGTGGCGTTGGGTGTGCAGAAATGGGACTTAGCATATGAGAATTATAAAAATGGTATGAAGTATAAAGATATAGCAGATAAATACGATGTATCTATTAACACCGTGAAGTCTTGGAAATCTCGCAAATGGAACGCGACTCCTAAAGAGGTTGCAACCAAAAAGAAAAAGGTTGCACACAAAAAAGAGTCGCAACCCGTTATAGAGAATGATGCTTTAACAGAGCAACAGAAAATGTTCTGTTTATTTTATTTACAGCATTTTAACGCCACTAAGGCATATCAACAAGCATACGGATGTGGCTATAATTCAGCTAGAGCCAATAGCATTAGGTTGCTAGCAAAAGATCGCATAAAAAAAGAGTTGCACCGTTTAAAAGCAGAGTTGCAACAAGATGTGTTTGTGGATATTAAAGACTTGATACAAGAGTATGTTAAGCAAGCATTTGCCGATATTACCGATTTTACAGAATTTGGTTATGATGAATATCCGTTTAAAGATATTAATGGTGAAGAGGTTATAGACGAAGAAACAGGCGAAGTAAAAACATACAAAGTTTCAAATGTCTCTCTTAAAGATTCGAACGAGGTTGACGGTACATTGATTCAGGAAGTTAAAAAAGGTAAAGACGGTGTATCAGTTAAGCTTTACGATAAGCAAAAGGCTATGAGTGAGTTGATGAAGTATATTGCTACTGATGAATTAAAACAAGCGCAAACTGAAAAAGCTCAAGCAGAAGCGAAAATACTTACGAATAAGGCTGATAAGTTAACCGCTGGAGGTAAAGCTAATGAATTGCTAGAAGCCTTGTTAGAAGTAAAATCACGAGGTGTGAGCGATGGCAATTAATTTTAGTGATAAGCAAGTGGCAAATATCAATTATGATACAAGTAAAGTAACCTTTGAACTAAACGAAGGCACTCCTCGTAGCGGAAAAACCACCAGTGATATATTTAAAATGGCAGACTTCTATTTACGCTCACCAGACCAGAACCATCTTGTGACTGCTTATAATCAAGAACAAGCTTTCCGAATGTTTATGGACGGTGACGGTTTAGGCTTAATGCATATCTTTGATGGTGTTTCAGATATTCGACATGATGAGCATGGGGACCATTTGCTTTTATATGCACCTAACGGAGAAAAAAAGATTTATTACAAAGGCGGCGGCAAAATCAATTCGGTTGGTGCTATTACGGGTATGTCGTTAGGCTCAGTTACTTTCTTAGAATTTAACTTGCTGCATAAAGATTTCATTAATGAGTGCTTTAGACGTACTTTTGCTGCAGAATGGCGCTATCATTTAGGCGAACAGAATCCGCCAGCACCGAATCACCCTAATTTAGAATTGTTAGAACGTTTTGAGAAATCAGGACGTTTTTTATTTCGTCATTGGACACCAGATGATAATCCAATCTTAAGTGAATCAAGAAAGCAGCAGTTATACGATGAGTTATCAAGTAGCGAATATCTTTTAGACCGTGACTGGTATGGTCATAGAGTGCTACCACAAGGTGTTATTTACTCGATGTTCGGTAAGAACAACAAGGCAACCGAAATAAAAGGAAACATCATTGAAACGTTTTTTACTGCTGATGGTGGCCAAGCTGATGCAACTACCTGTGCATTTTGGGTTGTCACCTTCTATGCTGGGAAATTTTATCTGTATCGTTTAGCAAACTACTATCATAGTGGAACGGATACGGGAGAAACAAAAGCGATGTCAATTTATGCAAAAGAGATTAAACAGTTTGTTGAGTGGTGTTATACAAAATGGAACCATTTGCCACACTGGAATTATTTCTTTGTCGATCCTGCCTGTAAAACGTTACGTTCTGAGCTTGACTTAATAGGGATTATTACAGATAAAGCTGATAACAATAGCTCCGATAAAGTTTCAAGTAATGGTTTAAAGATAGAGGTTGGAATAGAACGACTACAAAACACCATGATAAGTGGCCAATTTATAGTTTTAGAATGTGGAGAAGAATTTGACCACTATAATTTTGAAAAAGAAATCTCTATGTATGTGAGAAATGACAATGGATTGCCCGTAGATAAATATAATCATGCACTTGATGAAGCAAGGTATGGTAATAATTACTTTTATAAAACCTATATCGCCTAGAAAAGAGGTGTTTACATGTTTGACAAATTAAAAGCGATGTTCAGGATTGGAGGTGCAAAAATAGGTATGGTAGAAACACTTAATAGAATTACAGATCATCCAAAAATCGGAGTAAATACTGCTGAAATCGATAGAATAATGGACAACAAACGCATATATAAAAATAAGTTTCCTGATGTGAGCTACGTTAATAGTGATGGTATGCGTATGCACAGGGCTTTTCATTCATTAAATGTATCAAAAGTAGTTTCTCGCAAATTAGCTAAGCTAGTCTTTAATGACGGGTGTGCGATAAGCATTGATAATGATGAAGCGGACCAGTTTTTACAATCAGTTTTTAACGATAATAAGTTTCGTAAGAACTTTGGTGAAGAGCTGGAAGCAGGATATGCAATAGGAGGGCTTGTCCTACGTCCCTATGTAGACACAAAGACAAACAAAATAAAAATATCCTTTTGCCGAGCTGATACTTTTTACCCTTTACAGTCCAACACTAATGATATATCTGAAGCAGCTATTGCTACGATTACACAACAGAATGAAGGTAAGAAAAATGTTTATTACACACTTTTAGAATTTCATGAGTGGGAAAATAGCACTTACTATATCAGAAACGAATTGTATCGTTCAGAAGAACAATCTCAAACAGGTGTTAGGGTACCATTACCGACATTAGACAAGTACAAGGAACTAAAAGAAGAGTCTGCTTTAGTCGGATTTACTCGACCATTATTTGTCTATATAAAACTAGCTGGAAAAAACAACATAGATATCGATAGTCCATTGAGTTTAGGTATTATTGACAACGCGAAGCGCCAATTGATTGATATTAACGAAAAATACGATGAATTTATGAATGAAGTTGAAGAAGCGAGAAGAAAAATATTAGCTTCAGATCATTTCTTCAAAGTTAGATATGATGAAAAAGGGAATCCTATAAAACGATTTGACAGTAAGACATCTGTATATCAACGGTTGAAATCAGACGATCCTTTTATTAGTGAATTTGTTCCTACGTTACGGTCACAGGAATTTATTGAGACAATCAATTTTATTTTACGAATTGTTGAATTACAAACCGGTTTTTCAAGTGGAACATTTAGCTTTGATGGACAATCAGTCAAAACAGCTACGGAAATCATCAGCGAAAATTCTGAGACTTTTTCTACCCGTTCAGATAATGTCTTAATTGTGGAAGAAGCATTAAAAGAATTAATTACAACTATATTCGAATTGGCCGCAGCATTTAATCTATTCAAATATTCAAAAGAACTAGGCATTAATATAGATTTTGATGACGGTGTTTTTCAATCTCAAGATGCCAAAGCTGATTATTACTCTAAATTAGTTACAGCTGGTCTTTCATCAAAACTAAGCGCTATTCAGAAATTAACGGGTGTGACTGAAAAAGAGGCCAAAAAAATAGTTTACGAGATTAGAGCAGAAACGTTAGAAATGGACTACCCAGAACAAGAAAGAATATCGGCGGAAAATGAACTAGGAGATGAGGAATAATGATTACGCCTCATCAATTAGATTTATGGTCCTCTAATATGTCACACCTCTACCAATCGTTAGAGGGCGAATTAATACGAATCATCGCTAAGCGTTTAAAAAACGGTAACGAGAATATTTTAGATTGGCAAAGAGAAAAGCTTCAAGAGTTACATTTGTTTAACAAAGAAACCGCAAAAGTCATTTCTCAAGTAACAGGAATTGCTGAATCTGAAATAGAGCGAATGTTTGAAAGTACCGGGCAAAAAATTGTAAAAGATATTGATAAAGAATTACCTTATGATCCAAAGCCTATGCCAACAGATTTAGACAATATTATGAAAGCCTATCACGACCAAGTGTGGTCTGATATTAACAACTATGTAAATCAAACGTTGTTATCCACTAACTTCGGTTATGGAACAGCCACCAGCCAAATGTACAATGAAATCATTAATAAGACAGTCGCTGCATTTAACAGCGGGTTATTTACATTTGACGAAGCGTTAGAACGTACTATACAAAGTTGGGCACAGAAAGGGATTAAGTCAACATTTGTAGATAAAGGCGGTCATACGTGGAGCTTGGAACGTTACGTTCGAACCGTTTTAAAGTCTACATTAGGTAACACCTATGATAAGTTACGAAAAGACCGTATGAGCGAGTATGACGTTCACACGGTACTGGTCACTAGCCATATGGGGGCTAGAAAAGCTTGTTCTAAGATTCAAGGACACGTTGCCGATTTACGTGAATCTGTTTCAAGTAATGAAAAGTATAAGAGTATTTACGACCCTTATTGGGGCGCAGAATATGGAACTGCTGGCGGGCATAGAGGGATTAACTGCAATCATTTACACATTCCTTTTATCCCTGGTATCAATACAAATAATCAACCTAAAATTGATGCAAAGGAAAATGAAAAAGTTGCCGAATTGACGAAACGTCAACGGCAATTAGAGCGCCAAGTAGTCAAATTTAAAAAGAATCAAATGGTTTCCGAAGCATTAGATCATACTGACAATGCCAAGCAATGGAAACAGAAAGTAAGAGCAAACCAAGCGAAACTACGAGAACTAGTAGATTCTAATGAGTATTTAGGCAGAAATTATGCCCGTGAAAAAGTTTACACCCCAGTTAATACGTTGCTAAAAGATTTTCGCTATGATGATTTTTAGAGAGGAGTTATTTTATGAATGACGATCCTTATGACTATTTAGACGCTGATTATGAAGAATATTTAAGAAAAGAGGGCAAAAAGATGAATTCACAAAAGTTTATTGATAATTGTAAAGAAATTGTATTAAATTATGCAAACAAACACTTGGATAAATCAGACCGAAAAGAAATTACTGAAAAAGATGTCTTTGTGGTTTGGAGCTGTAAAACATTGCAAAATAACAAAGCGCTATTAAGTACTACTTTGCTTGATGGTATGTATTATGAATTAACCCTAAACGGCGATAAGCAAGAGATTTATTTTGATGCATATAAAAAATGGGAAAATAAGGCAATTAAAGTCTAACAAATGTTAGGCTTTTTATTTTATACCTAGACCTGCTCGGAAGTCTCAAAAAGACGGCTCACAGTGGGAGTTGCCACTCAAAAAACACTTAGGAGGAACAGATTTATGAAAAAAGAGGATTTAATCGCATTAGGCATTGAGGAAGAAACAGCGAAGTCTATCATGGCTTTACATGGTAAGACGGTCACGCAACTAAATGCGCAAGTTGCTACTGCAGAGAGTGAACGTGACAGCGCTAAGCAAGAACTAGAAGCTAACCAAGAAGAATTGACGGCCTTAAAAGAATCAGCACAAGGAAACGATGATTTAACGCAAAAATTAGCTGATTTACAAACAAAGTTTGATGAAGCGAAAAATAATTCTGAAAAACAGTTAGCTGAACAACAAAAAGATTTCGCAATTAAATTAGCATTAAAAGAAGCGAATGCGCTTGATGAAGAAATCTTACTTGGTCAACTAGATAAAGACACTATTAAAGTTGTCGACGGTAATTTACAAGGTTTTGAGGAACAATTAAAGGGACTACAAGAAAATAAAGCCTTTTTGTTTCAAACCGATAAAGACCCAGCTTCAACGCCGCAAATCGTTAACCCTGGAAATCCTAAAAATGATAAAGGAAACACAGACGTGTTTGCAGCAGCAGTTGAAAAATATATTTAAGAAGGAGAAATAAATTATGTCAATCAAATATTACACTAAACAATATGCAGGTATTTTGCCAGAACTGTTTGCTAAAAAAGCAGTATTTTTACGTGCTTTCGGAGGTACTTTACAGACAAAAGACGGAGTCTCTCAAAACGATACATTTCTAGATTTGAAAGTTACAGATACGGACGTTGTTATTCAAGCATATTCGACAGATGAAAATGTAGGATTTGGAACAGGGACAGGCAGCTCAAGCCGTTTTGGTAAACGTAAAGAAGTTAAATCAGTCAATAAACAAGTTAAATATGAAGCGCCACTTTCAATTCATGAAGGTGTCGATCAGTTTACTGTAAATGATATTCCTGATCAAGTTGTAGCAGAGCGCTTAGCTTTGCATGCTGTTGCCTGGGCGCAACATGTGGATAACTTGTTAGGCAAAGCATTATCTGACAATGCAAGTGAAGAACTAACCACTACATTAGATGAAGCTGGTATTACAAAACTATTTTCTAATGCTCATAAGAAATTTGTTAATAACAATGTTTCTCAAAACGTTGCATGGGTTGCCTATGTTAATTCAGACGTTTACGACTTATTAATTGATTCAAAACTTGCAACAACTTCTAAAAATTCATCCGCTAATGTTGATGAACAAACTTTATACAAATTTAAAGGGTTTGTTTTAGAAGAGTTACCAGATGAAAAATTTCAACCAAATGAGGTAGCAATTTTTTCAGCTGATAACGTAGGTGTAGCTGGCGTAGGTATTCAAGTAGCACGTGCTATGGATTCAGAAGATTTCGCAGGCACAGCGTTACAAGCGGCAGGTAAGTATGGCAAATATATCCCTGAAAAAAATGCTAAAGCGATTATTAAAGGTGTTGCCCCAAAAGTGTAGCCCCGAAAGTTGGTAAACTAACGCCGACAACAAGCGGGGTAGTTATTGAAATGGAAGAAGGAGCTTAGTCTCCTTCTTTTTTTAGGAGGAATCTAAGATGTCCTATATTGATTTTGAAGAGTTTAAAGAGCTTACAGGCGCCACAGATGAATATAAAGATAACTTTGAAAAATATTTAGTAAAAGCCGCCGCAGCGATTGATAACGTAACGAATTACTTTTATCAGTTCAATGATATAATGAAAGATTCTAGGCAATTTAGAGTGAAACAGTTTAAACTCGCTCTGTGTGCACAAATAATGTATTTTGTCGATGTTGGTGCGGATACGTATGAAAGTATCAACAATGCCCCTCAAAGCTTTTCAGCAGGCCGTACGAGTATTTCTAATGCCAGTCGCTACAATCCTTCTGGAAATAACGAAAGTAAGTCGTTAACTGCCGAAGACGTTTATTTGTATCTGGAAGGTACAGGTTTGTTATATCGAGGTGTTTCGTCATGCTAATGCCAAAGCCACCCAAAAAATTCTTAGTTGATTCCTTTGAGTATAAAGAGTACTTAGGGGAGGGCGATTGGAACAAGCCAGTATACAAGGAACCGATCCTTATTGAGTATTGCCGAATTGACAGAGGAAGCCAATATACTTTTTCATCAAGTGGCAAACAATTGCTTTATAACGGATTGATTTTCTGTTATCACGAATTGACTACGCCTTTGCCTGAGTTCAAAGAACAATCAGTAGTTATTTACGATGACAAAGAACACGTAATCACTAAAGTTGATACCGTAATTGAAGCCTATTCGAATGATGTCTACTCGTATGAGATTGAGGTAGTCTGATGGGGATTAAGGTGAATTTAAGCGGTGTAAGAACCAAAGTAAGCCCTGAGGCAATGAGACGAGGCAGATATGCGCTTGGTAATCAAGCGATGGCAGATATGAATCAATTTGTACCACGAAAAAATAATAGTTTAAGGCAAAGCGCTCATTTATCAAGTGAAGGTGAAAAGATTATTTATGGTACAAAATATGCGAAACGCCAATTTTATCTAAATGGAAAAAAATATACTACGCCTGGGACTGGACCACGGTGGGATTTAAAAGCAAAAGGTGCTTATATGAATTCGTGGGAACGTGCCTTTTTGAAAGGAGCGGGTATTAAATAATGGATTTTCTTGATTGTTTAAACGAAAGGATAAATCAGATTCCAAATTTGCCGTTAAATATCCGGAAAGGATACCTTTCAGCACTAGAAAGTTTAGTGATTTACTCATTACCGGGCGGTAAGGTAGAAACCGAATATTATGACGGAATCAAAGACGAGTTGTTAAACTATGAAATTGCCATGAAATCAAAAGACGGTAATAAGTTAGAGCATACGTTGTGGCTTCTTTCAGATGTATTAGAAAGTATTGAAGAATTATCAAGTAAAGATGGCTCTTTTGAGTGTAATAATTTAATGATAACGAGCAAACCGTTCATTAATGAAGCTGATGAACAAGGTTGGTTCGTTTTTTTATTAGATTTTCAAGCAAAATTAACCACATTTAAGGAGGAAAATTAATGTTATTAAAAATGAATATTCAATTGTTTGCACGGAACAAAAATGCAAAACGGCAGCATTTTATTGCTGAGTATGTACCTGGGAAAGAAACAGCACCAACTACCGAGTTAGAGTGGAAACGTCTTGCCAAGTACATTAGTTCAATTGGCGATGATACCGATGAAGAAACGGACGATGCAGGTTTCTATGATGGCGATGGTACACCAGAAACTACAGTGACTTCTGTTTCTGGTGCTTATAGTCCTGAAGGATTTTATGACCCAGAAGATCCCGCACAAAAATTAATTGCAAGTAAAAAATACAAAATTGGAGAAAATCGTAAGATTTGGCATAAAATTATTATGACGAATGGCGATACTTATGTAGGGCGTGCAACAGTAACAGATATTGTCGCTGGTGCAGGAGATGCGACAGAGTATGAAGATTTCAGCTGCACGATTACCTTTGATACCTTACCTAATATCACCCCAAAAGTATAACCCCAGTAATCGGTAAAATGACTCCGACTAAAACTGGGGTAATCATTGAAATGGAGAAAGGAGAATAAGAATGGCTAGAGAGTATATTGTTTATAAAGGTGAGGAAGTCATTGTTCCGGCTAGTCCAAGCCCTCTAGAAATTACAGGTATTGAGCCAAACACCGACGTTCCATCAGGAACATACAAAGTAGGTTTTGCAGACGGCGGCGAAAAAGTAGATGTACCGTCATTTAAAACATCGCCAATTGCTGTAACAGGCTTAGAGTTTTCTCCTAAAACGTCCACAGCAAATGCGGGTACTGCAGGTAGCCGACAAATCACAGCAACTGTTTTGCCTGAAAATGCTACAAATAAAAAAGTAAACTATTCTATTACGCCTGTAACAGAAGGCCTTGCTGTCTCTGAAACAGGTAATATTACTTGGACAGAAACGGTACCAGTTGGTACTTATGTTACCGAAGGCGAAACAGAGGATGGTAAGAAAACAGCACAACATACCTTAACACTTAATAATCAAGCATAAATACGAAAATAAGGGCAGCTATTTGGCTGTCCTTATTTATGGAGGTAATTAAATGAAAGCATTAGAGATTAAAGTAGAGCGTACTGGTTTTCCAGTGAAAATTGCTGGGCACGAATTTTTCTTTGATTGTTCATTAGAGCATATAAAAGAATATGAAGAAACGTACGATAAAGTCGTACAAGAACTGAAAGACTTAGATGAAAATTCTGAGGAAATGAGTGATGAATTATATATTTCTGTGTTGACAAAAGGGTATGATTCCGTACTTGGTGAAGGTACGTTTGCAATTTTGTATAAAGACATCCCAGACATAATCGCATGGCTAAACGCCTTTTACGATTTATCAGTAGGTATTAGTGAATCTATTGAAGAATACACTAAGAAACAGACTGAATTATTAGATGAGCGTGGTAAAAAATCAAAAAAATTAAAACAAGAATATCTAAAAAAAGTTAGCAAAAAGAAAGGATGAGTATTATGCGGTTGAATAATCCGCTGACTACATCCTTTTCGTTTTTGGGCAAAGAATTTCCAATAAACTTAGCGTTTGATCATGTCCTTGATGTTTTTGAAATAATACAAGATGAGAGTTTGATATTAGAAGATAAGATTGAACTTTCGATTCTAATCTTAGTTGGGGAAGTTGATTTAGATATACTACAAAAATTTGAAATGTTTAAATACGTTTATGATGAATACCTGCTTTTAGGTCAACATTCCGAAGTTGAAACTGATGAATTAGGCAATGAATTACCAACTAAAATAAATAGTAAAGATATAGATTTGGTTTATGATGCCAAGTATATCTATGCTTCTTTTCGTCAAATTGGTATTAATCTTTTCGAAGAACAAGGAAAAATGAGTTGGGAAGAGTTTCAAGCACTTTTAGAGAGTCTACCAGATAATTGTATTATGCAGAGGATTATTCAGATTAGGAATTGGGAACCTCAAAAAGGGGAATCAAGTAAAGAAAAACGTCGAATGCGAGAGTTAAAAAGGAAATATGCCTTACCTAATACTGACTTAGGAGAGGAGGAAGAAGATGGCTGATGGGCAAGTTGTAATTGATGTTGATGTTAATGGTAAAAGTGTAGCTGGGCTTAACAGCCAGCTAGATCAATTGGAAGGCAGTAGTGACAAAGCTGGTTTTTCTATAAAAAATTTAGCTATCTCAATGGGATTAGTAAAAGTTGCTTCTGCAGTTGTAGGCAAAGCTATTTCATCAATTAAAACTGCATTCTCTACCGCAATTTCAGAAGGAGCAAATCTACAACAATCCCTCGGTGGGATTGAAACATTATTCAAAGGTAGTGCGGACAAAGTAAAAAAGTATGCAGATGAAGCGTATAAAACATCTGGGTTATCAGCGAATGCATATATGGAAAACGTAACAAGTTTTAGCGCTAGTTTACTACAATCTGTTGGTGGCGATACAGAAAAAGCAGCAGATGTTGCAAATATGGCTATGATTGATATGTCTGACAACGCCAACAAAATGGGTACAAATATGCAAGATATTCAAAATGCCTATCAAGGTTTTGCAAAGCAAAACTATACAATGCTTGATAACTTGAAATTAGGTTACGGTGGTACAAAAGAAGAGATGCAACGACTACTCTCTGATGCCGAAAAACTTACAGGCGTTAAATATGATATTAGTAACCTAAGTGATGTATACAATGCCATTCACGCAATACAAGAAAATCTTGATATCACAGGAACTACAGCAAAAGAAGCGGCAGAGACACTTAGCGGTTCATTCGCAGCTATGAAAGCTTCTTTATCTAATGTACTTGGTAAAATGGCTCTTGGACAAGATATCCAACCTTCTTTAAATCAGTTAGCAGAAACAACGGCCACATTTCTTTTCGGTAACTTTATTCCCATGATTGGAAATATATTAAAAGCATTACCAAGAGCGATTGTTACTTTTGTCAAAGCTTCTATTCCTCATGTAAAAGCGGCATTTGCAGAACTATTAGACTCAATTGGCGATAAATTTCCTATTTTTGATAAATTGTTTGAACTTATTAGTAAAAATGCTCAAATAATTAAATTTCTAGGTTCTGTTATTGTTGGTGCTATAGCAGGCTTTATTGCTTTCAAAGCAACTATCGGAATTATGAACAGTGTTAAAACAGCAATTAATGGTGTCAAAACGGCTTTCTCATTAATGAAAGTGGCTATGATGGCAAATCCTTTTGCTGTAGTTATCGCTGGAATTGGTGCATTAATCGCAGCTTTCATCTATTTTTATAAAACTTCAGATACTTTTAGGAATAAGGTTGATGGAATGGTGTCGACTTTAAAATCGTTCATGAAACCCATTGATCAAGTATTTAAAGGATTAAAGCTTTTAAGTAAAGGCTTTGTTGAAATGCTAACCAATGGTCCAGGAGAGAAAATCGCGGAATTAAGGTCTCAATTTATTAAGCTATTTCCTGAAAGTCTTTGGCAAGGAATGATTAATTTTACTGGAAAAATTAATGATATGAAACTTGGGATAAAGGCAATCGGAAAAATAATGTCTGGTTCAATTAAAAATATGAGCGAATTAAGTAATTTTCTTGAAGGAGCATTCACCGTCAAAGGTGAGCAAAATATCATGAAAATCGGTAAAGCAATAAAAAATGTGATAGATTCTCTAAAAAAACTTATAAACCCAACTGAGAGAGTTGGAAAATCATTTGATATAGTTGGTGTAGGTTTAAAAATTCTTAAAATGGTTATCCTAGGAATGATGGGTCCCGTTGGTCTTTTTATAAAAGTTTTTGAATTACTAGCAAAAGCTCTGGGTGGCGGAGATGTAAATAAAGGTATTGATACAATTATGAATTCTTTTAAAGGATTAGCTGAAGGAATCAAAACTTATGGGCCACAATTAGGTACAAATTTTGGTACAGCGCTACAAGGAATTTTAGGTGCGATTGCCAATGCTTTACCAGGTATTATTACTGGAGCTTTACAAGTAGTGTCTGGTTTTATTTCTGGTATCGCACAAGGATTGCCAAGCATTGTAGTATCTGCGGGAGAACTGATAATGGCGTTTACTAATGGAATAGTCACGCTGTTGCCTATCATTGCTCAATCTGCAGTACAAATAATCAATGCACTGACTAACGGTATCTTATTAGTTATGCCGACTATCATAGAATCAGCAACGACGATTATTACTACTTTTTTAGGTTCACTTACTGAAGCATTACCAAAGTTGTTAGGAGCTGGAGCTAGTTTAATAAATGCATTGCTTCAAGGTATAACAGAACAATTACCTAAAGTAGTGCAAAATATGGCTACATTAATTATCACGTGGCTTTCAGAGTTGAATAAACATTTGCCAGATATTTTGCAAGCTGGTTTCAATTTGCTGGTTAATTTTCTTCGTGGAATTGCAAATAATATTGGCAGAGTCACTAATGAAGCAATTAGTATTATCGTTAATTTTGTTAATGCAATCGGTAATAGAATGGGAGATATTATCGATGCAGCTGTTAATTTGATGATTAATTTCTTAAATGGATTATCTTCTAGAATGCCTGATATCATTGATGCCGGAGTGACGTTAATCGTTAGCGTACTACAAGGTATTTCTAATAATCTATCACGAATCGTTGATGCAGGTATGGATTTAGTAGTGAAATGTATAGAAGGAATTGGAAATAATTTATACCGATTAGTAAATGCAGCCGCTGATTTAGTCGATAAATTAGTTGAGAATATTATTAATTTCTCAGATAGAATGTGGAAAGCAGCTATACGATTAATTAATGGTTTAGCAGAGGGTATTGATAATAATAAAGAAGAGGCTAGAGAGGCAGTAAAAAGATTAGTAAATAGTTTAGGTTCTGCAATTGTTGGAGATGAACTATGGGATGCAGGTACATCTTTAATGGGTGGATTACTAAAAGGAATAAAATGGGGATTTGAAAAAGTTAAAGGCTTTGTTAGTGGTATCGCAGATACTATCGCTAGTTTAAAAGGTCCAATTCCATATGATAAAAAAGTTTTAATTGATAATGGTTCTGCACTAATGTTTGGTTTAGAAAAGGGAATAATAGCAGGATTTGATAATGTTAAACATCTTACTTCTAATATGGCAGATTCTATTTCTAAGGAACTCTCATTTGACAATGCTTTTTCAAATTTTAACTTTACTAGTCCAGAATTAGCATTAAACACAAATATGATGGGCGCTGCTAATTTGGGTAGCCAAATTGTAAATAATAGCAACTTTGCGAAAACCTACAATCCTACAATCAATATAAACATTGAACATGCAGATCTTTCTAATGAGAAATCAATTGAAGAAACTTCTCAACAATTGGCAACACTCACAGAACGACAAACAAGGGGGCGGCTATAATGGATTTAACGAATTATCCATATTTTCAATTTAGAGGAAAAAAATCGAATGAATTCGCTATGCGAATAAGAAACGAAATGACGTTTACTATTCCAGAAGCCGCTCTGCAGTTTACAGAAATTGACGGAAGAAATTCCGATGTCATATACGATAAAGGAAAATATAACGACATTGAGAAAGTCTTTCCGGTAAGACTTTATAAACAACCAGATACAACCATTGCTGCGCAGTTAAGGGATATAGCTGCGTGGCTTTATTTATCGAAAGATTATGCCCCACTTATTTTTAGTGAATACAGCGAGTACTATTATAAAGCGCTAGGCTACAGCAAAGTAGATGCAGCAGACAAAACAAGAAGTTGGTTAGATGTTGATTTTGTTTTTAAGTGCCAGCCGTTCGTTTTTCGTCTTGATGGTGATGATGAAAGAGATATAAAAAGTGGAGGTGGTATTAGGAATCCAGAAGCTTTTTCTAGTCTGCCAATTATAACTTTCAATAAAACTAGTAGTACACAAGATAGTAATATTTATATTAATGGCCAACAATTCAGGATTGCAAAAGAAGCTGGAACAGGAAAAATTACGCTAGATTGCGAAGAAGGCATTGCTTATAAAGATGGTGGCCTTAATATCACAAAATATTGCTTTTTAAATACAGATGGTTATAACCCAATCACTCTGCCCCCAGGCGAAAGCATTATCAATTATACCTATATCACTGATTTTAAAATTAAGCCAAAATGGAGGACTTTAGCCGTATGAGCACGATTATTTTACATGATAAGAAAAATAACAATTGGAACTCCCTAGGCATAGGTCCTTTACAAGATGCAATAAATCCTCTTTCTACAAGGGAACGTAATGGTATTTATGATATGACATTCCAGTATCCAGTGGTAGGGAATTTGTTTCATGAGCTGAAAGTAGGAAGATGGATAGTCGCTGATACTGGACCGACATTGGTCGCTAAAAGTCAACGGTTTGAAATTGCACAAATTACAAAACCAATCAAAGGGATTGTCACTGTTTACTGTGAGCATTATCGCTATAAATTGTTGCGCACAATGGTAAAAATCGGTTCCAAATATTCTAATATTTCGGCACAAACAGCATTGAATCAATTAAGAAGTCAGATGGAGCCTAAAAGTGATTTTACTTTTTACAGTGATGTGGGGACTACATCTTCAATTGATTTTACAGACCCCGCAAAATATAAAAATGCGCAAGAAGTTTTAGGCGGTGTCGCTGGTTCAATTTTAGATAATTTCGGTGGGGAATATCTTTTTAATAATAATCAAGTTCGCTTGTTAGCAAAAGCCGGTACCGATACGAATGTAGTCATTGCCTACGGTAAAAATTTAACAGATATTAATCAAGAGGAATCCATTGAAAATACGTATACTTCAATATATGGCTGGGCTAAAATCGGTAATGGCGATGATGAAAAAGTAATCACTCTACCAGAAATATATATTGATAGTGACTATGTCAGTAATTATACGGAACGTAGAATACAAATGGTTGATTTTAGTGATAAAGAGCCAAAAGATGTTGAAGCTTTACGCGGCATGGTTAAATCGTTTATTAAGTCTAATAATGTGGGGATTCCTCGTGTAAGTATAAAAGCTAGTTATGTAGACTTAGCGAGTTCCGTCTCAGATGAACAACTTAAAAGCCTTGAGGTTGTAGATTTATGTGATTGGGTAACGGTTGCGTTTAATCAACTAAACATTAATACAACGGCACAAATTGTAAAAACTGTGTGGAATATTTCTTTAGATCAATATGAGTCAATCGAATTAGGTGAAGCGAGAACTGATTTTGCTAAAGTAATTGAAGACTCAAAAGAAAATATTAATGATTTGTCAGACAAAATAGATTGGCTTGAACAAGCGCAAAAAGAAGCATCTGATATTATCAAAAATCCAGGAAAAGGTCATGTGCTCATATATCCGTCGCTTGCAGATCCTCAAGAACTATTAATTATGGATACGACAAGTATAAATACTGCTAGAAAAGTCTGGCGGTGGAATGTTGGAGGGATGGGATTTAGCTCAACTGGATATAACGGTAACTATGAGTTAGCAATGACAAATAATGGGCTAATTGTTGCAGACAGGATGGCTACAGGAACATTGAGAGCTATTAACATTATAGGTGTGACAATTACAGGTAGTGACATTACAAGTGAAAGTGGCTATAACAAAATTATAATGTCAAAGGGAGCTATCAAGAACTACAATAATAATGTTTTAAAATCAACAATGGATGCTAACAAATTTTCAATATATGATTCTAGAGAAATTGAATTGATGCAACTAAACTCTGATGGTGTGCGATTTAACAAAGAAGGTACTTTAAATAAGTTAGGAGGTCTGGGTAGAGCATTTTCTACTTCTTTAGGCAAAGAAGAAATCCATATTTATTCTGAACCAGGAGTGTTAGCAAGTGTCGGAGCAAAAAAAGTCTCAGGGAACGATGTTGAGAGACACTTTACAGTTTTTGACGCAGGGGTTCAAATATCAAATTTAAACATGGGTGGAAGTTATGTTGGAGGGTCTGGAGAAATAAAAAATTCAACATTGGTAAATACTAGTGTTAGTACAAAATTTACAGTGAATAACAATGTTAACTTAGGATTTTACTCTAATTTAAACATGAATGGTTTTTCAATTCTAAATCAATCAGATGTTCGGCTAAAGGAGAATATAACAGATACGAAGATTGATGGTATCAAAGAAACCAAAAAGTTAAACTTTGTGGAATTTGATAGAAAGCAAAACTATAAAAGTAATAATCCAATAGAACAGCCTTCTAATAAAAGAGAACTTGGGCTAATTGCTCAATATTCACCATTTTTAAGTGTTAAACATAATGAAGACCACTATTTAAGTTTAGATATGAATAAACAAGTGATGCTTAACAGTTTAACTAATAAACAGCTTATTGAAAAAATTGAACAATTAGAAAAAAAAATAAACAAGCCTAACAAGAATAGAAGAAAATATCATAGAGGAGGGATTTGATGGCGAATAAGATATTAAATCTCGATTTTTCAAAGGATCCAATCATGCCACCAATTATTTATGGTCGTGTTGGCGATGAAAAAATGCAAACAATTACTGTGAAAATTTCTCGACGAGATGAGATAGCAGATTTATCGGGTGGAATCATCACCTTTGAGGGAGAACCTGCAGGCGGAAAAGTGAAAGTTTTTGATTCTGAAAACGTTTCTTCCAATAACGCTGGATTGCAAAAAGGAACATTTGAATACACGTTTCCTAGTGCAGCGTTTAGCGTAGAAGGGACGTACAAAAGGGCATATTTTTCGTTTCAAAAAGACGGGAAAAGAGACACTACGGGAGACTTTAAAATCATTGTTAAAGGAAATGCTGACATTGATGCCGGAGAAGCTGAAACAATTATTACTGAATACAATAAACTTGTAAAAGCTTTGAATGAAGCATATCAAGCTGCACTAAATAAAATGAATACTGACTATGATGATGTTGAAAAACGTATTGAAGCGATCAAGGTAGATTTAAATACGCTAAAAAAACAAATAACAGATATATTGGTAGATGCAGAAGGTCGCATTTCAGCCATTGGGAAGTCAGTAACAGATGAAGTTGATGCAGCACTTGAAAAGTTTAAAGAGGGAAACTTCTATACGAAGCAGGAAGCTGATAATAGATTTTTAAGTAAGACGGAAAACCTTGACATTCAAAATAAAAAGCTAACTAATGATGATGGTTCAGGTCTGCCTTTGCCAAAGGGAGTAACTTCATTTAAAGAATTATCAGGTTATGCTGGTTTTTATTATCTAAATGCTATAGTTGCGGGAACAATGACTGACAAAGCAGATTTGCCACCTGAATTTAAATATTCTGCTCTATATGTTTATCAACATGCCATTGCGGGCACTGCAGGATCTATGTATCAAGAAATTAGAATGAATTCGTTAACAACACCTTTAATTGCATTTAGAACGACTTCTCCTAATTCTTCTCAAAATAGTCCGTTCAAAATTTTGGCTACTACAGACAGTGTTGTAAACTTAACTGATATAGAAAATGGAGCATTAGTTTCTAAAAAGACAGTAATTAAAGCGCAAAATTGGAATGAGATTTTAGATAAAGGTATTTACACAGTGTTTGGTGCTTCAGGAATTAATAGGCCTTATGACGGGGCTGTGTACGGTGTACTTGTTGTATATGCAGATAATACGTTCATCAATCAAACTTATATCTATAAAGGCGAAACGTATACCCGTAGTCGTCAAGGAAGTCCTGCAACCTGGACTAATTGGACAAAAATTGCATCGACTGAAGATATACTAGCAGAAAACAAAGTTTATCGTTATTTACGAACTTCTTTGGATTTGTCTAATAAAGTTCAGGCAGCAAAAGATGCGATCAATGCAACGGAAAGTAAAGTAGACATCTTTAGAGTAGGAAATACGGTATTTTTCAATATGCGTATAAATGTTAATGATTATACTAAATTTGGTAATGATATGCCGGTTATTTATGATTTGCCAATGGGTTTTAGAACGCTTGGCGATTTAATCTCAAATACGTATTTTAATAATAGCTTGTCAGTATCACAATGGTCATTCGCACAATCAGCAGCTAAAAATTACATGGCAATTGTAGAGGGATCTCCACAAGATATCCGGTTTGGTAGTGCACACAATGGAAATACTTATGTACAAGGTTCTTGGCTGACTAAAGATCCTTTCCCGAATGAAGGTTCTTTAAATGGCGGTTCTGTTTCAATTCTTAACAGATTGCCTGATGGATCGTTAGCATAATTAATGAATAATACAAATATAGCCGTTTAGCGAAAGCTAGGCGGTTTTATTGTAAGTAGAAAGTAGGTGCATGATGAACTTAACACTAGAACAATGGTTAGCGGTGATTACATTTTTAAGCGGAATTATCTTCGCATTAATGAAATTCTATCATGTCTTCTCTCAATTAGAAGATAGCATGAAAGAACTAAAACAGGCTGTTGACCGATTAAATAACCATGAAGTGCGCATTAGTCGATTGGAAGAACAAAATAAAACCCTCTTTCGAGGAATTGGAGGAAATAAAAATGATTGATTGGAAATCAAGAATAAAAAATAAACAATTCTGGTTGTCTCTTATTCCTGCAGTTTTGCTACTTGTTCAAGTAGTTGCAGTCCCTTTTGGGTATAAATTTCAAATTGATGTGATTAATCAGCAGCTGTTAGATGTTGTCAATGCAGTGTTTGTTGTATTAACTATTTTAGGAATTGTGACAGACCATACAACGCCTGGATTATCAGATAGAAAAGGAGACAAATAAATGAAAAAGAAAATTTTAGTTGGAGCGCTTGTCGCTCTATTTTTTATGCCCGCAATCAATGTAGATGCTTACCAAGTAGAAACCCGCGGAAATATTAACGCAGGTTGGCCATCAACAGTTAATCGATACATCATTGCGCATGATACTGCAAATATGGACGCTGGTGTAGAAAACGAAGCCAATAACATGCTTAACAACTGGCAACGACAAGAAGCGTTTACGCAATATGTTGTAGGTGGAGGGGGGCGTGTGCTTCAGGTAGCGGAAAACGGTCGTATAGCTTGGGGAGCAGGAGATGCAAACCCTTATGCTTATGCACAAGTCGAATTAGCCAATACTTCAGATAAAGCTATGTTTAAGAAAGACTATGCAGCTTACGTTAACTTATTACGTGATTTAGCACGTCAAATTAATGTGACGTTTGATTTAGACGATCCGACAGGCTACGGCATAAAAACTCATTTGTGGGTGACAAACAATTTAGGTGGAAATCACACAGACCCTTATGGCTATTTGGCATCTTGGGGGATTAGTAAGGCACAGTTTGCACAAGATTTACAAACAGGACTTCCAGAAGATGGCTCGGATGTTATTGTAAACCCTGGCAAGCCGAACGCACCAAAATATAAAGTTGGGCAAAATATCCGATTCACTACTATATACAAAAATCCAGACGCACCAATTTCACAGCATATCAACGCAGATACACTGTGGACGCAAGTTGGAACCATTACGCAAAAACTAAATGGCCGTAAAAACCTATATCGTGTTGAAAATAGCGGTAAACTTTTAGGTTATGCGAACGATGGCGATATTGCGGAGCTTTGGAAAAACAGTAAACCAGCACCAGCTAAAACATTCACTATTGGTGTAAATGAAGGCATTGTGTTGCGTACTGGATCATCTAGTTTGTATGCGCCAATTTACGGAGTATGGCCGAAGGGGTCTCAATTTAGATATGATTCGGTTCATGTGTCAGACGGCTATGTTTGGCTAGGTGGTTCTGATTCAAACGGAACTCGGATTTATATCCCAGTTGGTCCAAACGACGGCAACCCAACCAACACGTGGGGTACTGGGTATTAAAAGACTTGTCTTTCTTTAGTCCTTAGTTTAGAATAAACTTACACTTATTAAATTTCTCTTGAGTCACCTTCCCCAAGGTGGCTCTTTTTTTGTTATTTAATTAAACTTAATAAATATGATAACTAGCTTATGATTAGGCTTATTTACTTATTTGTAAGCAAAATAATCTTCTTAAACTTGTTTTTATGCCATTTTTCAAATGGCGGTAGGCGATGTTTTTATTGCATAGAAAATGGTTGAGTGTTATATTTTTAATAGTAATAGGTATTATGATAAAAGATTTGTAAGGAGTAACCTATGCAAGGTATATTTATTATAAATAACAAAAGAAATGAGTTAGTATTGGCTGAAAAATTTGTTTCAACGCAAATAAAGTTTGACGACCATGTAAGCAAAACCTTAGATCAAATTATAAAAAATTTATCTTTATATTCCTCTGACAATAAAACGATAATAGATATAAATGGTAATCAAGCTTTATTCCCAATCAAAATACCTACGTTTGATAGAATGGGAATGTGCAGAGAGACCTTAATTGTAAAACAAATCAAAGGATATGAAGGTATTTATGAAATTAGATTGAATGAAGAATACCTAAAACATAGAATTCTATTTTTTGTAAATAGTTGTTTAGAAAATACATATTTTTTGTCCTATGGTTTTTCAAAAGACGGACGAAAAGAATCCGATGTTACCAATGTAGCTTCTGGAGAGAGTGTATTTATTGATAACGAGATGCAAGAAAGTATAGAAAAAATGAAATTTTGGATTGGAGAGAATCATCATGAGTTATGTTAAATATGAAACTCTATTAAAAAAACACCAGCCTAAAATTTATGACGAGTTGTATACAAATACAAGACAGTTATCTATCGAAATTATAAAAAAAAGAATGGAAAAAGAATTAGATGTATATGATTTTTCACGTGTGCTAAACTTAACTCCCGAGGAATATTTATGTTATGAGTATGGAAAAGCAGAGTTGAAACTTTCGGATTATAATGAGTTGATGAATAAGATAGACAACCTTGGTATATTAGAATTATTTGAAGCAAAAATGAATAAGGAAACAAAAAAATTTGAATCAGTAAAAGAATTTAATCCTAGCGAATTATCGTTTCATGTATTATTGAAAACAGAAGAAAATAAAACTACTAGAACTCATAAATCAGGTTGTAAAAAAAATAAGAACATCAGGCATTCGGTATTCAAACCAAGAAATGGGGTTTCAATGAATGAAAAATATGTATCGGTTAGATAATATAGTTATAAATAGATTGCATGCAGAAAATGTTGATAAAGAAGACTTAAATAAAGTTGCAGTATCAATACAAGAAGATGAAATATTATTTAAAGAAAATGATAGGGTTAATGTAAAAGTAGAAGTCTATATGGTTGATACTAATATTCTGATGGAGATTGAGGTTATTGGCACAATTCATGTGTTAGAAAAAGCTGAAGAAGAAGCAGACCTAAATTTAACTGAATATACTAAAATAAATCTCCAAGATTTATCTGAGCCGTTAATTAATAAAGCCTCAAATACTTTATCGTTATTGTTATCTGATATGTTAAATTTGCCGCGCAATTTAAATATTTATGAAAATATTAACTACGAAGGTACGAACTAAGTGAATTATTAAAAAGATTACTTTTTTTCAGGACCATTAGCTCAGTTGGTTAAAGCCAACCGCTCATAACGGTTAGGTCACAGGTTCGAGTCCTGTATGGTCCATAGCTAAAAAGGCTACTTCTCAAATTTCGAGAGGTAGCCTTTTTTTAATTATCAGAAATAAGATTTAAGAGAGCTAAATCGTTTTGTGCTTTTTCTAAGAATCCTTGATAAGCAAAACTGGATTTATCAATTGATCCTGTAGAGTAGTAAATAGTCTCGGTCTTAACTTTATTTTTAACCTTAAAAGTGACGACGGTTTTCATACCCTTAACTTTTTCTTTTGTCTTTTTTTTACCAGAAAGCCCTCCTAAAACTGCACCAGCGCCTCCAAGTAAAGCTCCACCCAATGCAGCTCTTCCTAGCGAAGCTCCTCCTTTAGTTATACTAATGTCGTTTTCTACATATTCAAAAGCGAGCAAATCATCTTTTGAGTAGATACTTTTTTTATCTTTCTTGAAATTCCATTGGTTAGTTAATTCATTAAATAAAATGTTATCACTTTCTATAGGGGTATAGTTTTTTAACTCTTTTTTCAATCTATTTTGCTCAATTCGTTCAGGGTCATTTCTCCAATCTTGGAATGAATTCGTACCTTTTTCAGTTGCCTGTTTACTAATGTCGAAAGCTTTTTTACCTATTTTTTTCCAATCCATTACATACACTCCTGCTTATTAATTTAAGTTAATTCTATCACTTAATAAAGATTTTATAAAGAAAAGTATTATTTTAATAAAATGACCATACTTTGACCATACTTTTTATGAAAAAGTGGAACTTGTCAGAAAAAAATAAACTAAAGAAATACCGGTATTAAAGCGTCTAGAAAGAATTAGAGTTCGTCAAAAAGTACAAAAATCATAACAGTAAAATAATTATATCGATTTTTAATAGGCTGAAAACCTTGATACAAAAGGTTTTTAGTCTTTTTTTATTTTATTGACCATACTTTTGACCATACTTTTCAAAAATTTAAATAGGCTGCAAATTTATCGGCAGACCTTTCTTTTTGTTTTTTAGTTACATGTGTGTAAATATTCATTGTTGTGTGAATATCTGAATGTCCTAGTCTTTCCTGTACTTCTTTGACAGATAAGCCAGCTTCAAATAATAAACTACAATGTGTATGCCGAAATCCGTGTATTGTAATGTCGTTAAAATCATATTCTTTACAGATCCGAGACAAAACGGTATTTGGTCGGGTTATATCGATGTAGTTATTATTTTTAGAAGAAAAAATTATTTGTTCCTTTGTTTTAACATGTTGACCATGTATAAGTAAATATCTTTTTTGTTGAGTTTGCCAATCCCTCAAAGTATTAAGCGTTTCATCATCCAGTGAAATTTTTCGGTTAGATGTATCTGTTTTAGGGGGCGTGGTGACTAATTTATTATCTGAATTTCTTACGACTGTTTTATTAATCTCAATCGTTTTATTAAAAAAATCCACATCGTCCCAAGTTAAAGCTAAAGCTTCTCCTTTTCGCATTCCAGTAAAAGCTAGAATCCTGAATAAAGGATAAGTTAAAGGAAATTTGTCTTTTTGGCAGCATTTAAGAAAATTTTGTAATTCTTCTTTTTCGAAGTACTTTATTTTATCTTTTTTACGTTTTCGATCACCTTTTGAAAAAGTCACTTCTTTCATGGGATTATCTTTAATAAGCTTCATCTTTTTCGCATAATCAAAAACTGCAGATGTATAACTCTTTAAAGCTTTGTAGGTAGAATATTGCTCTTTCCATTTATTAATAGTTTCTTGGCAGTAAGCTATGTTATAGCTTTGGATTTTTTTATTTCCGAAATAAACTGAAATGTTTTTATCAAATAAAAACTTAACACGTAAATAGGTGCTTTCTCTTACCGTAGGCTTGTATTGTTCCATCCACATATCTTTTACCTGCGCAAAAGTATAACTAGTCTCTTTCAATAACTCTTTATCTGTAGCTAGAACTTCTAGTCTCGCAAGGGCAATTTTTGCCTCTTTCTGCGTTCGAAAACCTCTCTTAGTTGTATACCTCTTTTTTCCAGTTAATGGATCAATTCCAAGGTACGTCTTAAAATACCATGCTTTCTCCCCGTTTTTCTTTTGATACTGTTTTATCATTGCCATGTATAAAACCCCTTTCAAAAACTCATGTTCGTCTACATTCAAAAAATTATAAGTACCTTTCCATTTCTGGAGGGAGACCATAAAAGTTTAGTATGTCTTGTTTAGTCGGAATATACAACTCATTCATATGGGTGCCATCAATTCGAAGATAAGTAGAACCACAATTTGCTTGTGCTTCTATTTTTGAAGTCGAGCAAAAACTGTTTGCTGTCATTTTTGCCGTGTTTTCATCTGGATGAAAGACAGCATGAAATAACTCATGGCCGCAGACAAAATTTTGTTCATTATCATCTAATTCAGCATCTAAATGAATAAACTTTTGTCTACGGAATTTATTATAAAACCCATACACTTCATTCCCAAAATAGCCATAGAGAATAATGATTCCTTTTTTCTCGGCTATTTCAAACGGATCATTGGTTCCATATTTCTGTTTTAATTCTTCAATAGCATAGGGTACATCAGATAAAAGCATGAGAAGACACCTCCTAATCTACCGTGGAATCATCACGATATTTTTTCGGAGTGAACTTTTTCTTCGCAAGAGCTTTGCCAATACGTAAAGATTCCTCTATAGAAGAAATAATAGCAGCGCGTGCTTCTGGAGATAGTTCTTCTGTGTCTTTTGAGAAAGCGATAGATTCTGAATTACCCATGTCTTCAATAATTTTTTCTAATTCTTTTTGTATATCACGTTCGTCCTTCTCTGTTAAATCATAATAACGACGTTTTTCGGTACGCCCTAGAAGATAGTCTGTCGACACATCGAAATAATCGGCTACTTTTTGAATCTTATCGATACCTGGAGTCCGTTCATCCCATTTTCTGATTGAGCTATTGGCAAAACCTAGTTTTCGTTCTAACTCAGCAAACGACATCTTTTTTTCATCAGATAACAATTTTATTCTTTGTACTAAACCCATTATTATCAACCTTTCACAGCTTTACAAAATAAAATAAGGAAAAAAAACTAAAAATTAGTTGACATAAGGAATTTATTCCGTTATAGTATTCATGTAAGCAAGCTATTTATGGCATACAAAAATCGTAAGCATAAACTAAATAGTCTTCCCGGACATCAGTAAAGCTCGCTTTTTGTGTGCTGTATTTCTTATGCTTACATGTTAGCTTATATTCCTTTTTGTGTCAAGCGTAAAAAGAATATAAGTGGAGAAAATATTCAATCGATAGGAGGGAACCACAAATGTCACTAAAGAAACAAGTCGCACACGCTCTGATTGATAAAGATTGGAGTCAACGAGAACTGGCACGTCAAATGGATATTTCGATGGCATATCTTCAAGATATTTTATTAGAAAATCGTAAGCCAGTTGAACGTTTAAAACAAATTGAAGAGCTTCTTGATATTAAATTAGAAACAAAACAGGAGGTGTAACTTATGCAGCTAAACATTCCTGATGAAATGGTTCAAAGCGAATTAGCAAATAACATTACTTTCATAGTATTAAAAGAAATTGAAAATCGTTTGAATTTATTGACTAAAACTATTGAATTACCACCTTATCCAAACAAAACGCAGGTGAGGAAGATTTTAGAAATTGGTGATGGGAAATTAAGTAGCTGGATTTCAAAAGGCTTAAAAGTGCAGCAATGGAGCGGCCAGGATATACGAATAGAACGATCTGAGTTGCAACGATTTTTAAAAGAAACTTTTGAAATTTAATGCTGCTAAGAAAGAACTTTAACTAGATAAGGAGGCAGAACATGAATAAAAATAATGTAAAGCAAGACTTAACCACTCAAGAAATTGCAAAATTGATTATGGAAATCAAACTTGGAATTTTACAACAATTAGAAAAAGCGCTTGACCAGGCTATAAAAGAGAAAAACTCCACAATGGTTGCAGCCATTGCAGAGATTTTGAAAAGTTATTGATTTTCATTTGTTAAATTTTCAGGCAATTCGTTATTTGTAATAGTCTTGAAAAAGTCTAGATAGGCTTGAGCAACTTCTTTAGTTGTAACAGGATTACCTTTCACAGAAGTTCGGCCAATTTCATTTGATATTTCAGAATTATGTGCTAACCATGCGACTACAAGGTCAACAGCTAATTCGTTTTTTCTTTTATTAGTCTGTTCCAATATTTTCACCACCTTATGAATTATTTCAGCAGACCATTTGCTGATAAGAAAATTATACCAGAAAGGAAATAAACAAATGGGTGAATTAAAACCATACTATGCAGAAATGTCTAAAGAAGAGTTAATCAAAATAATTGAGCATCAACATCAGGAACTTCTAATTATTGATGCGATAAAAAATGAATACAAAAAGCATTTAGAGCAAGTGATTGTTTATCATTCAGTAGAAAATTATCGTGATACAGTCCGAAAAAATAGAGAAGTAACTGTAACTACTCCTCAAAAAAACTAACCGTGATGACAAGGTTTACAACAATAATAACAACCATCGAACTTAAACCCTCTGCCAGCGTTGGCTTCTTCAAGCGACTGAATAGCTGCATGGCAAGAAGAATATTCGCCCACTACCAATTGTCGTTCTGTAGATGGTAGGTATTTACATGTTGAAACATGCACTTCGTGTAACCCCTTTTCGTCTGCTTGTTTGTTACAAATATAAGTAAACATAATATTTTTCACCACGCTTTCAAAATAATTATACCAGAAAGGAAGTAAACCAAATGACAAATTTAGTAATTATGAAAAACCAGCAAGCAGTAACAAGTAGTTTACAAGTTGCAGAAACTTTCGGAAAAGAACACAAAGTTGTTCTAAAAGCCATTGATGAATTAAAAGAGGGGGTGGCACAAAATTATGCCGACCTATTTTACGAAGATACCTACATTCATCCACAAAACAAACAATCTTATCGCCAAGTTATTATGAATCGCGACGGCTTCACTTTGTTAGCAATGGGGTTCACTGGTCAAAAAGCTTTGCAATTTAAATTGAAATATATTGAAGCTTTTAATCAAATGGAAAAAGAAATTCAACAGCCTAAACTTCCAACCTCGCAAAGACAATTGGCGATGCTTGCTTTATCAGCAAATGAAGAAACAAATGAGCGTGTAGATGTAATTGAAAAAGAAGTAGCCGACTTAAAAGACAATCAAAAAATCGGTGCAGATGATTATGGCTACTTATCACGTCGAGTTCATCAACGAGTAGCAGAAGTAGCAAGAGGATTTGGGAAAATCACAAAGGAACAGCGTGGAAAGTTATACAAAGATATTAATTCAGGTATTAAGCAAATTACAGGCGTGGGGACCCGATCACAATTAAGAGAAAAACATTATCCAATCGTAATTGAATATATCAATGACTGGGAGCCGTCCACAGCAACAAAAACAGTTGTAAGACAAATGAGTTTAGACTTAAACGACATAGCGTAGGGAGAATATTATGGCTTATACAACTGAACAAGAAAGTTGGATACTCAACCAAATCAAAAAAGAGCGTAAACAGCTACAAGACGATAGAGCAGCGCTTAGACAATCAGAACAACTGACCGAAGGAAAAGCATATCAAATTGAAAAAGAACTCGAATTTTTAAGATACTTAGAGATTCAAAATAGAATGCATATTTAAGGAGAAATGAAATGAGAAAAATTTATAACTTAAGAAGAATTGCAGTGTTGCTAATCGTTTTCGGATTGGGGTTGATAGTAGGCGGAAATTTTAATCCGATTATCCAAAATGTATATATCGGCTTATTCATCATTTGGACACTGTTTTATGATCTGGCACTTGAAGATAGAGAGGTAAATAAATGACAAGGAAAGAAAAATTACAGCAAACGAAAAAACTTGCTGATTTATGGTACCAGCAACAAAAAAATAAAATATACATTGCGCAGCAAAAAGAGCGCAGAGGTGTCGCATGACGACAAAAAAGCGACTTAAGCCGGCAAGCAATAAGTCGCATACAAAAATTATACAAGAAAAATTATATCACAGAAATGAGGTCTTGTTAAATGGCTGAACAACTAAATGTTTATCAAAGATTAGCAGAAGTAAGAAAAAAAGTATCTTATTTAAAAAAAGAACAATCAGGAAGTCAATTTAATTATGTTGGGTCAAGTGATGTCCTAGGAGCTTTACATTCAAAAATTAATGAAATGGGATTGTTATTACAACCAGCAATTACAGGCCATAAAGTTAAGGACCAGATAGAGATTATAAATCAATACAATAAGTACACGAAACAGACAGAACAGAAACAAAGAATAACATATTTTACTGAACTTGAGATGACTATGCGCTGGATTAATATTGATAATCCAGAAGATTTTTTGGAATCAAAGTGGTATGCACAAGGTGTTGATATTGCTGGCGAGAAGGGTGTAGGTAAAGCATTAACTTATGCAGAAAAATATTTTTTATTGAAATTTTTTAATATTGCAACAGATAAAGATGATCCTGATTCATTTCAAAAGAAGCTTGATGCTAAAGAACCAATAAATTTGGTTAATGGTAAACAAATATCAGAGATGAACGATTTAATAAGAAAAGTAGCGGAACTAAGCTCAAGCGATATGCAAGTTGTTAGAAATGGATTGTTGCAACATGTTGGTGCACAAACATTAGACAGTATGACAGATAAACAGTATCCAGAAGCAATGAGACAGTTAAATAAGTGGAAAAGTAACTATGAAATAGAGATCAATAAAAACAATACAAATGATCAAGTAAAAAATATTAACTGGGGGCAAAGGTAATGACAAATGAATTAACAACAAATGTGCAGTTTAAAGTAGATTTTAAAGCCAGTGAAATAACAATTCAGAACGAATCGCAACTAAAAGAAATGGTTGATAAAGCAGTAAATCATTACTCAAGTATGATTTTTACAGATGCGAATATTCCAGAAGCCAAGCAAGCAAAAGCGGATTTAAATAAAGTGGCGACACTTTTAGATAATGAGCGCAAAGCAATAAAAAACGAGTATAACAAACCCTTGAAATCGTTTGAAGACAAAATTAAAACTTATGTTGGACAAATTAAGTTAGTAAGTGATGGCATCAACGAAAGTATCCAATTATATGAAGAAACAGAACGTTCTAAGAGGCTTGAAAAAATCAAAGATACTATTAAAGAAATGTCAGAAAACTATAGCGTTGAGGTAGAAGAAGTAGGTATTAGAAATAACTGGTTAAATAAGAGTTCTTTTACTGCAAAAGGAGAAATAAATAAAAAAACTTTAGAAGAAATTGCTGCCGATATGACAATGATTTTTAAAGAAAAAGAGCGAGTTATAGGAGAAAAAGCGATTATAGAAAATTATGTAAAGGCATTAGGATTAGAGCCTTACTCGTGGTTAAGTCAAATTGATAACGGAAAAACAGCTGCAGAATTGATGATTGAGATTGATGCTGCACTAGCAAAGAAAAAAGCCGCTGAAGAAAGGGCTATAGAACAACAGAAAGCACATGAAGAATATGAAGCAGCAATGCGAGAATTAAATGAAACAGTCGTAGAAGATAAAGTAATTGACAAAAATACAGGAGAAATAGTCAGTGAACTATCACCAAAAGCGGAAGTAAAAGATACAAATAAAAATACAGTAACATTACGACTTTCAGGTTCGCACAGTCAATTGACAGCACTTAATGAGTTTATAGTTGATAGTGGCATTATGGTGGAAGTGATTGAATGATTGGGAAAATCATAAAACATAAAGGAAATATGTTGGCCATCGAATTTGAGGATGAAATAAATTCAAATTTTCTCGAACTTCTGGCTAATAACGATGATAATTTAGCGAAAGTTGAATTCTTAGATAATCGACAGATGTCTCAAAAACAGAATGCACTTTCTCACGTTCTAATAGCCGATGTGGCACGTTGGAGCTATGACGAACCTAAATGGATTGAAAGTGTCTTGAAATACTACTACGAGGCTAAGAGTGGTGTTTATTTTGAACATAGTCGAGCTACCAAGAATGAAGCGACTGAGTGGATTGGTTTCTTGATTGAGTTCATTTTGAAAAACGATATACCACTGGAAAAAAGATACCAATACTTGCTTGAAAATAACAAATGGTTTTATTACTGCCTGAAATATCGTAAGTGCTGTATTTGTGGTAAACATGCTGATATTTGCCATATAGAAGTTGTTGGCATGGGGCGAAATCGCAAAAAAATTAATCATGAGACATTCACATTTTATGCTGGTTGCCGTCAGCACCATCAAGAGGAGCACCAAATAGGCACTAAGAACTTCTTGAATAAGTATCAAATTAAACCAGTGAAATTAAACATCGAAGAACGTAAGAAGTTAAACATAGGAGGATAGAACGGTGGCTGAAAGAAGAATGTTTGCAAAGACCATCATTGATAGCGATGCATTTTTAGACATGCCGCTGTCAACTCAATCTCTGTACTTTCATTTATCAATGCGAGCGGATGATGATGGATTTATTAATAATCCTAAGAAAATCCAACGTATGGTTGGATGTGGAGATGATGATTTAAAGCTATTAATGGCCAAAAGATTTATTTTAGTTTTTGATAGCGGAGTTATTGTTATCAAGCATTGGAAAATTCATAACTATATCCGAAATGATCGATACAAACCAACTCTATATCAAGAAGAAAAGGCTGAATTAGCTGAGAAAAATAGTAAGGCATATACCTTTAAAACCGAGGCTATAGAGAGTGAAAACCATCTTGGTATACCAGATGACAACCGCATGGGATACCAAATGGATACACAGGTTAGGTTAGGTAAGGATAGGTTAGTTAAGGATAAAAAAAAGAATAGTGTTGAGCCAAGCTCAACTATGCCCGAACTATTCGAAAAAGTTTGGAAAACTTATCCAAAGAAAACCAACAAGAAAAAAGCTAGAGAACAATTTTTAAAGAAGTTCAAGACGGAAGAAGATTTAGAGTCGTTCAAAAAAGGATATAAAGACTATCTTGCGTATATTAAATTAAACGATTGGTACCATCCACAAGAATTGTTTCGTTGGATCCGTGATGATCGTTATAACGATGAATATGATTTATCTCAAACAAATAAACAGCCTGCGTATTCTAAGGCGCCAGTGAGACAAGAGCAGTTACCAAATTGGAATGGGATGCAAGAAGATGTACCTTTATCACCTGAAGAATTAGCTGAATTAGAACGACAAAAACAAGAATTATTAGGAGAGTGACAATATGATAAACCAAGTTGTGTTAGTTGGACGTTTAACGAAAGATATAGATTTACGCTACACCGCAAGTGGTTCTGCAGTTGGAAGCTTTACTCTTGCTGTGAACCGTAACTTTACAAACCAAAACGGCGAACGAGAAGCGGATTTTATCAACTGTGTAATTTGGCGTAAGCCTGCTGAAACAATGGCTAATTATGCTCGTAAAGGAACATTATTAGGAGTTGTTGGCAGAATTCAAACTCGTAATTATGACAACCAACAAGGCCAACGTGTCTATGTGACTGAAGTTATTTGCGAGAGTTTCCAATTATTAGAGCCAAAAAGCGCCAATGAGAATAGAAATAGCATTCAGACGTCACAGAATGACGGTACAGGCGTTCAAAATAATTTTGAGAGTAATTATGCCACAAATCAAAATAAAGGCTTAAATCAACAAAATAACAGCCAACAAATGTCGTTTGGTGGAGATGTAGATCCGTTCGCAGGCGCAGGTAATTCAATCGACATTAGCGATGATGATCTGCCTTTTTAGGAGGTTAAAAAATGAACAGTGTAATTTTTGAAGATATAGCACGTATTCAAGCTGAGAAAAAGCAAAAGCGAAAAGAAATGCTTAAGTTAATGAATGAAAACCCAGATTGGTATAGACATCCAAAAAGCATGGTCTATCGTCAAATTAAAATACTTGGTAAGGATATTGGTGAGCAAACAATGGATAAATCTAAACCAATCAGCTCAATTGATAAAGACAAGTTCACCATTCAAGAATATTTGTATTTGCAATGGAGGATATTCAGTGAATGCAATCATAGAAGCGTTAGGAATGCCTAGAAACAAATTTTGGGAATATAAAGCTGAACATTTAAATTAGGTTTATGAAGTGAAAGCGAGTGTTCATGTTGCTGGAGATTTATTACACGCCAACATCCGCTATTATTGCGGATGCATTGGCTAGAAAATATGAGATCGTTTCTTTAGACAAAGCTAGAAATATTGCGAAGAAATTTAAGGCTAGTTTAAAGCAGAAAACGGACCTTTATGTGATTGAGGGAATTTTGATTGATGCTGGTTATAAAAACGAACCAATGAATTTATAGAAGGGAGTGGAGGTTTGGTCGACCACAAAGAATTCTTTACTCCT